ACTTTCAATTGCAGCTTGTGCTGATGATAGTGCAATAGCATTAAACTCGCCGCCGGACATACCAGCAATAACTGTTGAATTTGCGCCTTCAGAATTCATTGCTTCGTATAGTTCTTCCGCGCTTCCAGTTTCAGCAAGCTGATAAAAAGATTCAGTTAAAATAACATCAAGGTTTCTTGCCATAATAGCTTTTTGCTCTGATTGCATTTTTGATGAATATGAGCTTCCTAAATTCATATTTGTTTGGGTAACGTAAGCATCTAAACCTTTTTTAAAGAAAACACTTTCTTCAGCCAAGTTACCTTGAAAATACTCAATATCGTAATCTTGACTCCATGCCATATATTGACTTCCGTCTTTATCTAACCAATCTTGATCGTCAGCTTTGTTACTCATAAGCCATTCATTTAAAGAATTTTGTTTTTGAATACCATATTGTATTCCGTAAGCTTTTCCTTTTTGATTATCAAATACGGATTGCCAGTATGGTGACTGTGTGCCATCAAGTTTTTTATTTTTAACTGCTTCTGCGTAAGATTTTGCATCAGTTTCTCTTGCTGTTATTTCAGCTTCATCTGTTGTCTTTTTTGTAATCTCTTTGCCTTTATAATCTGCATACTTATTTAATGCCGGTGTAATTGATGTTCTTAGTGCATCTGCAATTTGCATTAACTCGTTAGTTTGACTAACATTAGCTCTGCCTTTAAATGTTGATTGATAGCCCATTATACTTTTCCATAGCCTCCAGATTTATAAGTTGAAGTTGTACCTAAACCGGCACCAACAATTTTAAGGCCAAACGCCGCGGCACTTGGTTTATTTACTGCAGGCTGATTGTTGTAGTTGCGAGTAAATGCTGCATAAGCATCTTTTCTTGCATTCATATAGCCAATATTTGCATCACTTAAGCCAGAATCAAGCAAGTTCTGATCCATATCGTACTCAAAACCTATATCCCTAAGCATTGCGTACATCATACCGGTACCTTCACCAGCAGTATTTCTAGCTGTTGCAAGCTCTGCACGTTTGTCTCTTTGTACTTTAAAAGATTCTCTTGCAGCTTCTTCATTACTTCTAATACGTTCAGCTTCAATTCTTGTTACGTCTTCTGTATGAGCTTCTTGAGCACTAATCCGAGCATTTGCATTTGCAGCTGATTGAGCTTTAGCTTGATCTTTTTGTCCTTGATACTCCATTGCCGCCGAGCCTGCGCTTACTGCAAACGTAGCTGCTGCGAGTGTAACTGGATCACACATTTGATTTTTCCCTTATCATTAAATAAAACTCCTGATTTTTAATTCCTATTTTTCTTTTTTCTCTTACTTCAAAGCCACAAAATTGTAGCCACTTTAAACTTTTCCAATTTGCTGGGTGTACCCAATTGTAAACAACTTCATACGGTTGCTGTAAATCATTAACATATCTACGACACTCTTTTAAAAACTGTCTTTTAATCATGTCAATGCCGTCACTTCCTAATAGCCATATTACACCATACTCTTCATAATGTGGACAATCTCCAACTCCAAACATTGCAACAACTTTATCTTTATCTACAATTGTTTTTGTTTTTGTGCCTTTACCTCCAAAACCTCCAAGCAATGCATCAAGTGGACTTGTGTCACTTCCTGCGTTTAATTCTTCTATATCAATTTCTCTTAAATTGTGGCTGAGCTCATACGCATCTGCCAATTCGGCATCTCTAACCCACGCAACCATTATGTTCGTTGTGACCTTCTATTATAAAAAGCTTCGTATTCAGCTGCAACTAAATGAAATGGTAAATGACTTGTTGATTTAATTGTAACGTTATGTGCATCATTTTTTGCTAAAATTGGAACATTAAATGTGCCTGATAAAATTGTTGGTGTGCCAAGTAAAAACGAAGGATTAGTAATTATTCGTCCATTAAAAGTATACGTTCTTGTGTCACCATTTGCTGGATCTACTTCAATTGTAAAAAATCCTGAATTTTGATAATCAAGTTTCATGTTGCGAACTTGCAGTCTGCCTGAAGTAACAGCAATGCTTCCTCTTGGTGTTTCTTCTCTTAAATAAAAAGTTGAAAATTTGTATTTAGTTAAAAATTGTGTACCAAAATAAACTGATGGGTGATTGCCTTCAACAGTGTACGTTGAACCAGAGTTTGCAATTACTAAGTCAGCGCCATTTGTAGCATCAACAGCAATTAAACCTGTTTTTTCACCGTATGGCATTGTAAATGAAGTTATTAAACCATTAAATGATCCACCAGTAATTTTTACTCTATGATCTAAAGCAATTTTAAATGTTAACGAGTCGTCTTTTAAATTTTGTAAATCAATTGTAAATAATTTGAATTTGCTTCCATCATTGGCATACAAATAAATTGTACTTTCAACAACAAACATTCCAACAATTGTTACATCAAATTTCCATGTAGACCACGACGCTTGAATTTTTTCATTTGAATCCCAAAAATATTTGTAAACATAGACTTCTTGACCTTTTGCAAATAACATTGTGTCTTCCATTGGAGCACTAGCAAACGTTTTTATTTGACTTGGTAAATATGTACTAACACCAGCTGTAATATCAACTGAGTCATTTGTTAAAGTATCATTATCAGCGTAGTACTCTCGTATTGCAGAAAAATCTCCACGCTTTTGTACAAAATAAATATAGTTTCCTACAGGTATTGGCTCGTTAGCTGCATCATGCTCAAACGTTGTTGTTGCATCAATTGAAACTGAAGACGGCGTCAATGTTCCGTCACTAGATTTTAAAATAAATTGTGTAGTATCAGAAAATAATAAAAGTTGCTCATTATACTCTACTGCGTGTTTTAACGTTGATACTTGCATTGACGATGCAGCAATATCAACTGGATCTGTATCAAGTGTATCAGTTCCAGTAGTTCTAAAGAAATTGTAGTATTCGCCATTTTCACTTAGTGTTATATTTTCGCCATTTAAAAATCCTAAACGGTTTTTATAAAATACAATATTATTAATTTGAACATTAATAAAACTTGGATTAGCATTTGTATACTCATCGCCTGACTTTCGTTCTCCCCAAGCAAGTTGTTCAAATTTAAATGTGCCGTCGTTATTATTAATAAGAGCATGAGGCATTGTTGCCGGATTTATACTTGTTTTAACTCCCGGACCAACACACTCTTCCCATATTCCTTCTTGCTTAAAATCAACATAGTAATCAGATAGATTGTCACCTTGATCTCCGGTAATTTTAATAATAGCATCGTCTGCTGCATAAAATGGTAAATCAATAAAATCTTGTACTTCGTCTCTTACGGCATACATTGCTTTACCACCATAACCGTCAGCAGTTTTAACTGTATAATTTGCATTTCCGTCTGTTGGTTTAATATCTAAAACTGATGTATAAATTGCTGTTGTAAAATAGTTTGTAATACCTGAAAAGTTTTTAAGACCTTGTGTTGTACTCAATGTTACACCAGTATCTGTTCGCACAGTTTTAAAACCAATACCGTCTGCCGCACTTGACCAGTGTGTTGACGAAGTTCCAAAACAAAGTATGTCTACAATTTTTGAAGTGTCTCTAAATTTAGCATCAGTGCTATAAGCATTTCCAGTAGGCATTTGAAACTGAACACCAATTTCGTAACTCATACTTGGGTGTTTAACTCTAACTTCGTACATTGCACCATAGTTTGAAAGTTTTGCGTATACCATTGCACGCTCAATTTTTGCAGCTGACACAGTACTTAACATTTGTGGTTTTATTGAAGTGTTTACAACAAACGTATAATCAGCCACAGTAACGTGTTTAAACATAGTTTCTGGACTAGTAGCATTTAAATAAGCTTTGCCATTTGGAAAATTAACTGTTTTTTCAACACCACTTAAATTATGAACATCTACATCACCGTTTTGAAATAATGCAGTAAATGCCGTGTCAGCATCGCGCTGTATGCCAACTAATAAATTTGATATGGAAGTAGCACTAGTTGCAAGGGTTGCACTGTACTCTAAAGGTGGGCGTTTTGTAAGTCCTTCGACTAATCTTGACTGAGCGTTTTCTTGCAGTTCAGATTGAGTAATGTTTCTCTGTGTTGCCGTTTGTTGACTTATTCCATTAATTAAATTTGGAATACTTTGTGAAATTAAAGCCATTAATTAAGTTCTGCGTCCTGTTCTATTAATAATATTAAAAACTTGGCTAGTGCCTCTTAAAATGTTGTAGTCAGCTGTTGCTGCATCAATTCGTTCTGCATCAATTAAAGCTTGCTGCTCGTCAAATTCTGTAAAAGCTTGAAGTTCTGATGAGCCAACAACTCGTGCTTGAAATTTTCTACCAGCACGTGTAACAATTAGTTTTCTAAATACTTCTGGTATTGCTTCAAACTTTTGTATTGTAATTTGGTCGATTATTGGAGCAGAAGTAAATGCGTCTGTATGGTTTTCTAAATCGTAAATAAAACCGTCTCTTAAAACAATATTGTATTGTGATGTATAACCTTTAGCAGCATCAAGCTGGACAACGTTACTTGCAACTGGAATTTTACCAGTGTCATCAATTGTAGTTTTTTTGTTTGTATCAGTATTAAAATGCCAACCTCTTGCTTGCACTTCAACATTAGTTTCATCTAAAATTTGTATTGCCTGTGCCACATCAACACCTGTTTGGTTTGTAATGGTATTAATTGGAGCTTCACCAATAATACTAAGCAGTGTGTTAACAGCTTGTAGTTCTGTTGTTGCAGTAATTCTAAATGTCATATAAATCCTTAATAAAAAAAAGGAAGCAGCCTTTCGACTGCTCCCTTTGTATAATCGTAATAATAAAGCTTACGCTTCTTTAATTCCGATTGCCGCTTCCGGTCTTAATACACCATGTCCCATAGCATATTTAGCAACCATTAGCGTTCCTTGTCTACGAATGTCATATTCGCTTTCAACAGCTAGATCCATTAATTTAACAGTTCCAGCAGCTGAAGGGTGACATACTAGTGCAACGTAGTTGCTAAGGTTTACAGCTTGTGGATTTGCCACAGAAGCTGAAGTACCTGCATCAGGTTGTCCACTAGTTATGTTAGCAGATATAAAGTGAGGTGTTGGAATTAATTCAATTCCAGCAACTTTCATTACTTTACCTTCTGCAACACCACCATTAGCGCCACCACTGAAATCAATGTTTACAGCAGATGTAGCGTTAGCTAGTTTGTAGTACTCTTCTAATCTGATAAAGCATTTACGTCCTTCTTTTGGTACGTAATGTGAATCAAGATTTGAAGCGGCATCAAACAACGAATCAATCATTGCATTAGCAGCAGTCGCAGCAGTACCAGAAGCGATACCTGTATTAGTTAATACAGTACCAGCGTCTCCGCCTGTTACGTTAGTTGCAGATTGTGCAGCTTGACCTATTGTTTGTAGAACGTGTTTGTCTTTTTGAAAAGCTAGTGCTCTACCAATTTCAGTAGAGTACGCACTTCTTACGTCCCAATGGTTTTTAGCTTCTTCAATGTTCGATAAGAACACAGAGCTAAGTAGTAAGTCATTTATAGTAATGACTTTTTCGTTGTGGTTTACGTCTGATCCAGTGATTTCCGCACCAGCTGTGTGATATGCAGCAGCAACTCTTCCCATAACAGGGAATGTCGCTGACTTACCGTTAGATATAGATCTAACCATTTCAGCACCAGCTGTAACTGAAGCTTGTTCGAATGAAGTAAGTACTTCACCAGAGAAAACTTTCAGAAACAAAGCGTCTTCAGATCCGGATGCATTGACTCTACCCACACTTACGGGGCTAGCATTTGCCATATTGTTATTCCTTTTCTTTTTGGTTTTGTTTTAAAAAAGCTTCCACATTTATTTCAGTTTTTAT